TGACATTCAAGTATACTGTGTATAATATCCTAGCGGCTGACGGCAGAACACCCCTATGAATCTTGAACAAATTCAGGAGATGTGGGCAAAAGATTCCCAAATCGATCCTGATAATCTACATGATGAATCTCTAAAAATACCTCAACTTCACGCCAAGTATTATACCGTCTATAACACCATCACTTTGCTTCGTGAGAAAGCACGAGAAACTCACAGTAAAGTAAAGTTAGAGCGTTACAACTACTACACCGGAAAGGCAGATCCTGAGGTTTATGAGGAAGAACCTTTCCCATATAAAGTTCGGGACAAAGACGCCATACAGAGGCATATGGACGCCGATGAGCGATTGAATAAAATAGATTTGAAGATTAGATACTATGACATTATGCTCAAGTTCTTGGAAGAGATTATCAAGACAGTTTCTAACAGAACTTTTCAAATCAAGAATGCCATAGAGTGGCACCGTTTCCAAGCGGGTTTCAACTGAGACAATAAATACCCATAGGTGAAACTTATGGGTTATGTCTCATTTGATTATTTCAAAAAAGAACGAAGTATATCTTCAGGTAAAAGCAGAACCTCACGTTTACTACGAACTGGCAGATCAGTTCACATTTGAGGTTCCTGGCGCAAAGTTTATGCCTCAGTATCGCAACAAATACTGGGACGGAAAAATACGTTTATTCAATACCCAGACTGGTGAGATATATGTCGGGTTATTGGATAAACTCACAAAGTTTTGCGATGATCACGAATATACCTATGAGTTTGCCAACAACAAATTCTATGGACTTCCTTTTGAGGTTAATGACTTCATCTCAAAGGAAGGTGTAAAGGATTATATGAATGCTATTTGCAAGTACGCTCCCCGCGAGTACCAAGTAGAGGGAGTATACGACGCCCTAAGACATAATAGAAAGTTGTTGATATCCCCAACTGCTTCTGGAAAGTCTCTGATGATATACTCTCTTGTGAGATATTACGTTGAGAAGCAACAAAATATTCTGATAGTCGTTCCGACGACTTCCCTAGTAGAACAGATGTATAAAGACTTTGCAGACTATGGCTGGGACGTTGGTTCATTTTGCCACAAAATTTATGCGGGAAAGGAAAGAGAAACAGATTCTCAGGTGATTATCACCACCTGGCAGTCCATCTACAAACTTCCCCGTAAATATTTTTCAAGATTTAATGTGGTTGTTGGAGATGAAGCACACCAGTTCAAATCTAAGTCTCTAATATCTATAATGGGAAAACTTTCTGATGCAAAATACAGATTTGGTTTTACAGGCACTCTTGATGGAACTCAAACTCATAAATGGGTATTGGAGGGTTTATTCGGTCCTTCATATAAAATCATCAGAACAGAAGAACTAATGAAGAAGGGGCACGTTGCCAAGTTAGACATCAACGTGCTTCTATTGAAACACTCACCACATAAGTTTGAAAACTTTGAAGAAGAAGTCCAGTACATTATTAACCATGAACGACGCAACAAGTTTATACGTAACCTTGCCCTTGATCTTAAAGGTAATACGCTCATATTATTCTCCCGTGTTGAAGGGCACGGACAACCCCTATTCGATTTAATAAATAATTCGAAGATAGATGGACGCCATGTATTTTTTGTTCATGGCGGAGTGGCAACAGAAGACAGGGAGTTAGTAAGAGAAATAACGGAGAAGGAAAACAACGCGATTATCGTCGCTTCATACGGAACGTTCTCTACCGGCATTAACATTAAGAATCTCCACAATGTTATTTTTGCTTCTCCTTCAAAGTCCAGAATTAGAAATCTGCAAAGTATTGGAAGAGTCCTCAGAAAAGGCAATAACAAAACAAAAGCAACTTTATATGATATTGCTGACGACATTTCCTACAAATCTAGGAGAAATTATACCCTTAATCACTTAATCGAAAGAATCAAAGTTTATAACGAAGAGAACTTTAATTATGACATTATAAACATACCGCTTAAGAACTAAATGGAAGAAGAATTTTACTCTATTATAAAACTTACATCGGGAGAAGAAATATTGTCACTAGTTTCTATCGATGATAACGATGGAGATCCTTTGGTTATTCTTCAAAATCCAATAACGATAAAAATAATTGAAACACACCATGGTGTTCATATTAAAGTTAAATCTTGGATAGAAATGTCTACTGATGATATTTTTATCATCAAACAAGATAAAATTATTACTATGACAGAAACTAAAGATGATAGATTGATTGATATTTACAATAGTTACATTGAAGATGATGATTCTTTTGAAATACGTAAACCATCTAATAAATCTGGTAAAACAAAACCATCAAAGAAGATGGGATATTTGTCTTCAGTAGAAGATGCCAGGAAAAAACTTGAAGATATCTTTAATAACTCTATAGAAGGCTAGATCTCACTCTTCAACCCGGACAAAGGTAGTCTACACATATTTCAAGGTGTTGTCAAGCCCTTAAAGTATGCTATAATAATAACAACTTATATTATACTGAGTCCAATGTTATGTCCAGAAAAAAACCAGAACATTATGTAAACAATAAAGAGTTGTTAGAGGCAATGATTGTCTACCGAACCAAGGTGGAAAAATCATATATGAAGACTTTCAATAAAGATCTCACCGAGCAACCAAAACAAGAAAGAGGAAAGCGGTGGGAAGGCAAACCACCTATTCCAAACTACTTGGGTGAGTGCTTTTTGAAAATCGCTACTCACCTTTCATACAAACCCAACTTTGTGAACTACATGTTCCGTGAGGACATGATTTCGGATGGAATTGAAAACTGCGTTCAATACATTCACAACTTTGATCCAGAGAAATCCAAGAACCCTTTTGCGTATTTTACTCAAATCATTCACTACGCTTTTCTTCGTAGGATTCAGAAGGAGAAGAAGCAGTTGGATATCAAAACCAAGATTATTGAACGAACTGGATTTGATGAGGTTATGATGGTTGACGATAGCTTGCTTTCTGGCAGCAGTTCGGACTATAATACCATCAAGGACAACATCACATACAAAAACCGCTGATGCGCGTAGCAATTATAACAGATACCCACTATGGGGCAAGGAAAGGTTCCAGGTATCTGCATGACTATTTTGAACTTTTTTATGAGAATGTATTTTTTCCTGCTCTGGAAGAGCATGGAGTAGAGGTAGTCATTCACATGGGTGACGCTTTTGATAGTCGGAAGTCCATTGACTATCAAAGCCTTGAATGGGCAAAAAGAGTGGTATTCAATCCTCTCAAAAAGTATGATGTTCATATGATTATTGGGAATCATGACACATACTATAAAAATACAAATGAAGTCAACTCTCCAGAACTTCTTTTGCAAACTTATCCCAATATCAAAACTTATAGTAAACCAACAGAAGTTAATGTTGGTGGACTGGACATTTTATTTTTACCGTGGATTAATCAAGGAAATGAAGAACTATCTCTTAACACTATCAAAACGACTTCTTGCAGGTGTGCGATGAGGCACCTGGAACTCCAAGGATTTAGAGTTAATCGACAAATCATCATGGAGCATGGTTTGGAAAGCAAACTATTTGAGAAGTTCGAACGTGTCTTCTCGGGACACTATCACACTCGATCGACTGACGGAAGAATCTCATACTTAGGCAATCCTTATGAGATGTATTGGACGGACGTAAATGATACTCGTGGTTTTCATATCTTTGATACGGAAACCCTTACTTTAACTCCAATCAACAATCCTTATAAATTATTTTATAACATCTATTATGAGGATACCAACTACAAACTCTTTAATGCCACGGAGTATGAAAACAAAATTGTCAAGGTAGTTGTTCGTAAAAAGAGCAATCCAAAAGATTTTGAGAAGTTTATTGATAAACTCTACACTGTTGGTGTTCAAGAACTAAAAATTGTAGAAAACTTTGACATTCATGAAAGTGAAGAGTTTGAAGTTGATGATGATGAAAATACAATTTCTATTTTGAATCGTTATATTGATGAATCTGAATTTGAATTTGATAAAAATATCATCAAAGGTATCTTCCAAGATTTGTATAGACAAGCTTGCGAAGTAGAGTAATGTTTCTTCTCACTCTCAAAGATAATAAAGAGGACGGTGCCTATGCTGTCCAAGATCAATATGGACATAAAGTTTTATTTCTCTTTGAGGATGAGGACGACGCAGAGCGTTATGCTATGATGCTCGAAGATCAAGAAGAAACCTTGATGGACGTGGTGGAGGTTGATGATGAATTTGCATTAAAGACGTGTAAGATGTATAATTACAAATATGCAGTGATAACCCCTAATGACATTGTTATTCCCCCTAAACTGAATGATAACCTTCAAGAAGATTAGATACAAAAATTTTCTTTCTACTGGAAACAGTTTTACGGAAATTGATTTTCAAAAACATCATACAAATCTCATAATCGGAACA